CCTGTAGGTATAGGTTGGCGACCGCTGAGACATTTTTGCCCTACCGCCAACACTTCGCACTAAGTACTGCACGTCTCGTGCCAACTGAAGACTGGAGGTAGCAAAACTAATATTTTTTGTCTTTCCGACGGTTCCGTCGGTATCTATTAACCCCGCTAGGAGTTGATATCGTTGATCAACGGACGCATTCTCGAGGTAGCATGCCGGGATAAACTTCTGGTGGCTATGAGCACCCAACAGACCCAACTGTTGGATTTTGTCCCGTAGATCGTTACCTCTTGATCGGGTAGCGATGTTACACACACTATATTCTATGTTGCGCGCACGGCTAACGTTCCATTGCTTCAATGTCTGGTTGTGGTGCTTGACAAGGATAGCGTCACAAGCATCCACCAGAGGCTTGTCTACACTTGTTATTATAATCTGATTTGATAGTGACCCGTCACCCAACAATACACCAAGTAGATAAGGATCAACAGCAAAATTATGCGGTGCAGTATTAGGTGTCACGATGGTTGGCACAAACACATTGTACCATGCTTTATGCTTCTCTCTCGCATCGTCCACAAATGCTTTCAAGTCTATGGTGGACATTACTTTCTCACCACGAACATCCTGTTTGCCCCACCTGTGAGAAAACACAGCCCACAAGTGATCCTCGTCGGCCTCCGTCGTACGACCATCCTCAAAGGTAATGCGGTACGTTGGGCGTATACCCTGTGGGTATACGCCCAACACAGCAGCACAACCACCATCGGGAGTTGTCACTTGTGTTCCAACAGCGATATCTCCCATACTAACCCAACCAGATGGGGTCTTAACTTTACAATGTAGAGGTTGGGCCTTACCTACGCCATTTGCACCAACGCCACCATCTGAGGCATGATCTAAGTCAATGCCTTTGATAAGCGTAGTTCCGGGGCTATCGAGATTGATGATAGTTGTGTTGTTGCCGTAACTAAGGAAGTTACGGAGGGTGAGGGTCTTAAAATGTATCATACGGTTAGGCGTTTGTACTGTTCAATCAGTATCTTATTATCAATTGTGTCAACGGAAATCTCCGACAACATTTGTATTACCATCTCGTCGAGCGTTCCAATATCTTCATCAGCCACAGCGTCTTCACTAATATCAAGATCAGTGTCGGTATCTTCCAACGCATCAGCTTTATCCCGAGACTCCTCTAACGTGAACTCTCGAAGATTGTATTCTGCGATCATGGACTGTCGAAGTATGTTACTTTCCTGGAAAGACAGAGGAACGTCAACAACACATTTAACACGTGCTTGATCTACCAGTGTTGTTTTTCCATCCAGCAAGTTTGTCAGCTTGGTTTTGACGTACGTTGGACATGCTTCCCAATTGTGGAAAATGACCTTATCCTTCTTATGATCGTACACCATCATCCCCCGCTCACTATCACCAGCATCCGAGTAGTTGGTTGGGAACGTATTGCCAATGTACGTGATGTTGCGTGAAGTTTGACGCTTGTGAAAGTGTCCTGAGAATATGTGCTTAGGACCATCAAATTCGGCAGGATCAGGACCTGTTGGCATTGTAATGTTGTATCCTGTTACCACAAATCCCTTAAATTCAAAATGACCCCACCATACCTTTAATTTTTTATGTTGAGATAGGGTAGCGTATTCTTCGGGAAACAGGAATGGGGATATCAAATTACCATCAACCCCAAGCTCAGGAATAACGACAGGTTCGTTAATGATTCGGAAGTTGGTGAACTCGTGGAAGTTAACGGGGGAATACACAGCCCGGGTATGACGGTGATATAGATCGTGGTTACCAATAACAAAAAACACCGGTAGCCCAAGTTCATTGATCTTCTTAGCACCCATATATGAATACTGAGACGTCATTACGTTGATAGCAGACCGCGTTTCAAACCAGTCACCAATGAAGACAATGCTATCAATGGTTGGATCAGCTTTCACTTTAGCACAAAACCAATCGATGTAATTATCACAATCTTGGTTGTGCTGTTCGGAATTCGACTTTGCACCCCAGTGAATATCAGTAAACGCAGCTGTTTTAACTAGTTGAGTCATATTATTTGTCAGGATGTTGGATTTCTTCGCCACGGTTATCGCGTTCAATTACAGGCTCTTCATCATTAGGAGAGATGTCAGGAATGACGTCGAATGTCAAATCAAGGTTTTGCTCATCTTCCATACCAGCACCTGCTCTGGACGTGCCGTCCCCGAAACCAAATGATGGGTTCATACCTTGATCAATCAACATCACGTCGCGGACATCCCGTTGACGCTTTTCTTGGTTGAGATACTGGATGAAGGAGTTTTTGATACACTGAGTGAAGAATGCAAAGGGGTTATTACTCTTTGTTGGGTCAAAACTGTTCCACGTCCGAACCAGCATCATCATCGCATATCCCTGCATATCTTCATTGTAGGAATAGTTAATGAAGTTACCCTTTTTGGCGTACTTGGAACACAACAGCTGCAACATCATTGCAAGTGTGTTCGACATTTGACCTACTTCCTTGGACTGTTTTACTGCGGCTAGTAACTCTTTATTGTTCAAATAGATGGTTTTACCACCAATTGTAACAGAGCTCTTGGGTGCTCTTGTTGTCATTATTATGTTCCCAATTAGTTGCATGGACATTATCTGTGCTTTTTGGGCAAAGGTCAACGCATAAATATTGAATAACAGTTTAAGATGGAACCACACGTGAACAACTACAAGGTACAATTAATCCCCATTGCCAGCTTACAAACGGGAAGCTATGGAGCAATCGCAAACAGTCGAGTGGTGTTTGAAGTTACTCCAACGTTCGCAGAGAGTCGAACAGCTGAATATTCAGCTGTTTCACCGGTCCACATGCCCGGCAGCATCCAGATGTATCAACGCACATCATCACGAACGTTTACAATCGGTGCAAAACTAATTTCGCGAACATCACAGGAAGCCGTTCAGAACAAACAATATCTCCAAACGCTAAGAGCGTGGCTGATGCCATACTTTGGATCCACTAATACGCTACAGGAACAACAGATAGCCGCCCGAGCCAATCTTGACGCCGCCACACTCCAGTTGGCAGAGCGCAACAGCACCAAGACTGACAAAGAGAAGGCAGCCCTGCATAACACCATTGACGCCGCCCGCATGAACGTCGGCGTGCAGTTGACAGGCGCTCCTCCTGACGTGCTGTATTTGTACGCATATTCAACTGGTGATAATTATGCATCGGGGTTGAGAACAGCCAGTACAGCCAATATCAATCGCGTACCTGTGGTATTAACGTCACTAAACATCACATACCCAGATGATGTTGACTATATTCCGGTCACGGAGAATATATCGTCCGTATTGAGTTATGTTGAGCCGTTCCCTATACACATAACTGTTGACCTAAACCTATCAGAAACCCACTCACCAAATGAGTTTGAGCGCTTTGACCTTAACGCCTATAAGACGGGCACCCTAGCTAATTTCTAAAGGAGATATCAATGGCAGCCCGCAGATCCAACCAACGTCGAGACGGTAGATACGTATTCGGTGGTGTTGTTGAACAAAAAGGAACAAGACTCGGTTGGTGGGAGCGTAAGCCTATGCCGAAGTCCCACTCGGATGTACCATATACCATTTCAAAACAGCACGCCGGTCGCCCCGACTTACTCGCGTACGATGTGTATGGCCGCGCGAACTTAATGTGGGTGATCCTCCAATACAACAGCATCACAGACATTAACCTTGAATTTGTGGAGGGTACGGAAATTTTACTACCAACAGTTCAACGATTATTTGGTGAGCTGCTTATTAGTACGACAATATAGCCCTCTTATCCGCCGTATAAATACGACACCACATGTCGTAGAGTAACCAATGTCAAAACCCAACAGCAGATTAGCAGCATTTAGATCATATAGCTATTATCATGTGCTTGCCATGTGTGATAGCACAGAGACTGCGCACGCCTTAGCAGAATCAACCTTGGTTGGAGCTTGGGATCATGCCACGTCGGAAACTGCTGCCATTGACGATAGACCGAGCTCAAAGGAACTGGGCAAATATTCACCAAAGTGTGTTGGATATCAAGAGGGTGCCGGTGGGAAAACCTCATGTTTGGGTCGTTATGTGGTAATGATCAATGGGTCACAAGATGCAGCCTTTGCTATTACGAAAGCCACCTGGTCTTCTGTTATCGCCGCCGGTGCCGTACCACATGACGGCAATACATCACTTGCTGTGGAAGGCTCTATTGCCATATCAGAGCCAAAGGGAGTTGCCTTCCTAGATCAAGTGGTAAAATGTAGTGTTGCGTTAGGCGTTGACAGCTCCCAGATTGTGTACTGCCTTAAAACGTTCTTTGTTGGCTTTGAGCACAGTGCTGACCACAAAGAGATACCAACAGTTATATCTGACGTTGCACCAGTGGTGTTTACAGTATATGACGTCCAGGGGTCCTTTACACAGGATGGGGGCACATATGAAATGTCGTTTGTTGCTCAAGCCAATGGAGTAGCACGTTTACCTCAATATAGTAAGGCGGTAAATGCAATGAGTCTTACAGCGGGTGCAAACCTTAAAGACACCATGCAGAAACTACAGGACAACATTAAAAAGAGCTATGATAACTACTATAACTGTGTTGTTGCAAGCCTCAAACAAGCGAACACCGAAGAATCAAAGTCTTTGCTGGAATCGTTGTGTAAAGTAGATTACATCATACATGTTGATAAACCCTACAATACCAATTTTTATAAGGTAACTAACAGCCCAATACAAGCAAAGAATGGATCCAAGTGTGATAGTGAATCAACTTTCACCTTCCCCAAAAACACCAGCATTGAAACAGCTATTAACTTGATCATGCAATCTTCCCAGCAAGTTCAAGACGAGATGTCAAACGGTGATGGTTCCAATAAGATAAAATATGAATACAAGATACATTCTTGTGTTAAGTCAGAACGCATACGGGGTAGCGGCGTAGATTCTGGTAAAATGAAATATACAGTGGTATACAACATTGTGCGGTTTTTGTCCCCCAAAGCGGCGGCGATGAGTGCTGACTTTGAGGCGTTCGCCCGGGACAATATAACTCAAGATCCTGATTACCAACGTCTCAGTAAGAACATAATAGAGTTTGACTACATATACACTGGTAAGAACATTGACATCATTGAGTTTGACATGAAAGTCAATTTGGGCCTTGGTTATCTGCAAATCGCCACCCTGGCCAATACCTACAAGGAACAGCGTGAACGCGCAGCGGGCGTACGCACCTCAATAGACCAATCAGGCGTCAATGTTGCTGCTCGAGGGGGCAACTTTAGTAGTGGACCAATCCAGGTGCCTGTATTCTTTGGAAAACAGATAACTCACCCAAAATTCATTAACTCCCAAGACGGTAACTCTGCCATTCAAAGTGGATTCACCCTGGCAAAACATGCGTCGCTTGAGATGTCCGAGGCTGTCGTCCGCATTGTTGGTAACGACTTGCTGTTACTGGCTACCAACAAGAATACATCTCCCGAATACATGTTGAGGCAATTTAACAAACCAGCGGATCTGGACGCAAAACCTACGCCAGACCAATCAAACTTTCCGGACTGGATGTATGTGCCATCCTACGCGAAGATCAACGTAAAGATGCCGCGAAACAACGATGACTTTGCACTGTTTACTGGACAAGCTGATTCCAACTCATCATCAACCGACTATGCACAGGACTTTTGGTTTGACGGCTACTATTTTGTGTATAGTATTGAACATATGTTTGACAATGGAGAATTTACACAAACCTTGCAAATGCTTGGTATTCCAAAAACAAGTGCATTGGATGCCACAAAGGTTCCTCCCAAGGAAATTAATTTTGACACACAGATTGGTGAGTGTTTTGACAATAAGATGGGATGCGGCAAAAGCCCAGCATCTACCTCACAAGCAACCCCTGGCCACCCCGTCGCTGTCCCTCCACAGGACAATCCAGCTAAACCAGGCACCCCATCACTTAGTGACAATGACAACAAGACGGTTGTGACATCTGCTCAGAGGGGAGATTTGAGCCGGATCAGAGGATGGTATGAACGTGATCCAACGACCGGTGCGGAAGCAACCGAAGAAGTCCGCACCGCTATTATAGACGCCGCCGCTTATTTCAAAGTAGATCCAGTAACCATGGCACAAATAGCATTTCAGGAATCTAAATTCAACCCACGAGCGGGCGAAAACCGCACTGAAAACAAGGCTCAGGGGCTGTACCAATTCATTGGAGACACGTGGAACGTTAATTTGGGGCGTGACGAAGTGCTCACCCCCAGTGTTTATGCAGATAAGACTACCAGACTCAACGCAAGGCTTAGTGCCCACGCAGGCGCCGCATATGCCGCCGACAATCGTGCAAAACTCATTGAATTTGGTATACCTAACCCAACCCCCGACGACTTGTACTTGGCACACTTTATGGGCCTGCGCCGCGCCAAGTTCATTATCAAATACGACCACGACACCAATGGGACGGCAACACTAGCGCAAGCACTGGGTGAACCGGGCGCTCGGTCGGTGGTATCCGAAAACGCACCATACATTTACGGCACCAATATGACAGTGCGGGAGGTTCGTCAATGGGTTACTGAAACCATGGCGAAAACCTTCAAGGGATCAAACATTGCACTGGTCAAGCGTAAAGCTCCCGCCCCAACCAACACCGTGTCTGCTCCACCCAACGAAAAACCCAAGGTAGCCACGCCGAAAGCATCTGACAAAGTAGCTGCCCAGCAAGACTGTAAGGCACAGGACGCGAAAAAAGATGAGCCTACATGCAACAAAACAGCTCAAACAGAAAAGCCACCAGTTCAGCTCAAGTGCCCACCAGGATCCCACAAAAACAACTACGGAACAATATGCTTTAAGAATGGTCCAGGAGAGAACGATGATGGTACATGTAAGCCTGGGTACCACCCCAATGTAACAGGCAACGGATGTATTAAGGATTAATATATGGCAATAATTACCAGACAACGTGAGATTTTTGAACAAGCCTCACCTCAATCGTTAACACAAGAGACCGTTACTCTTGGCACTGTAGTCGATACTAATGACCCTCAGCAAATGGGAAGAGTGCGTATTGTGTGTCAACAGTGGGGCGACTCTTGGACTACTGACGTTGAGGATATTCCGTGGGCTATCTACGTGTCTCCATTTGGCGGACAATCACAGGTGGGCACACGAGGACCTGGCATCCAGGGATCGGAAGGCGGTATAGCATATGGTATGTGGGCCATACCAAAAGTCGGCGCCCAGGTTGTTGTTATGTGTATTGATGGTAACCCCCAGACGCGTATGTATTTCGGTTGTGTATACGATCAATTTACCCCACACACGATGCCTCACGGTCGCTTCATGTATGACGACCATCCAGAGCTAGAAAAAGAGGGAGCATCACCTGCACCATACGGACCCTACACCTCCACAGAAAAATACATTCAGCCGCTAACAGCAAATATGAAGCGAGCGTTTGGTAACAAGAGTGAACCAAACCATGAGTACAGGACCCGAGCTGCTGATTACACTGTTTCGCGTGTTGATGTCGACCAACTGGACGCTACGTATAGCAAAGTTCAAGACGATGCAAATGTCACCAACGGTGAGTGGACGAGCACGCAAGGATATCAAACGAGTCGATCGGATCCTGAAGTGCCATCATCGTATACGGATAGCAACTATGATTCCATGGTATACTCGATTGTATCTCCAGGGTTCCACGCATTCTCTATGGATGATCGACAAGAAAATTGTCGTATGCGCCTACGCACAACGTCAGGCCACCAGATCATCATGGATGATACAAACGAGCGCATATACATTGCCACAGCTCAAGGAAACAACTGGATTGAAATGGACCAGGCAGGCAATATTGACATCTTCACGTCCAACAAGCTCAGTGTTCACGCTCAAAAAGAAATCAACTTCACGTCTGATGACACCATCCGCATGTATGCTAAGAAAGGTATACATCTACACTCTGATGATGAAGTCCGCATTGATGCCACAAAAGACATTCATGTTAAAACAGCACAGAACATCAGAACAAAGGCAGGACAAAGCATCCTGACAGAAGCAGGTCAAGTGTACGCTGTGAAGAGTGGATCAGACTTAAAACTACAGTCAGGATCAGCTACGCACGTTAATTCAGCAGCAAATATGTATTGCACAGCACCACAGATTCACCTAAACGGACCAACTGCCGCCACCGCCGACACACCAGCGGAACAACCAGCATTTTGGACAGATCGCGTACCAGCCCATGAACCTTGGGCCCGCACAATGACGAAAAACGACCAAACCCACGAACCTGAAGTCCCATACGACAGCAAGATGGTAGGACGAATGGAGCGAGGTATTATGATCACTCGAGGCATGTACTGGAGACGGTAACACAATAGTGTAAAACTACACAACGACTGCTCGGTATAAATACTACTCACAATAGTGTTATCAAAAGGCGCCAAATGGCAAAGTTTTCAGATTTCTTTAAGGTAGTTACCCCGCAACCAGGCGTAACTACCATGACGGACAACCAGAACATTGGAGATCAAGGCACATACTCCAACTCCACCTGGTATCAACGTCTAGTACAAGGTTCTGCCTCACGCATTACTCGATATCGCGAATACGATCTCATGGACAATGACATTGAGGTTGCCCGTTCACTCGATACCATTGCTGAGGAGATGGTAGGATCCGATCCCAATACAGACCTACCACTCGAGCTGGTAATTGAAGCTGACAAAAACCAAGACATTCCCTCCTCTACAGTAATGACGTTGCGCACAGCATTGCGTTACTGGAACACACTGCACGATTGGGATAACCGCCTGTTTAAAGTTGCTCGCGTGACAGTTAAGTATGGTGACTGCTTCTTCATTCGCAATAAGAAGATGACTGCCAAGTGGGAATATGTACACCCTAAAAACGTTGTAGCTGCAATAGTTGATGAACACGACATGACACACGTTGTAGGTTGGCAGATTAAACGCGAAACGAAGACGCCTAACTCCCCATACAATCAACCCACAGGACACTACGGTAGCTACTCTAATGAATTGGTAGACACCTTTACATCTGAAGAAGTCATTTGGTTCTCACTAAATGATGATATCTCAGAATCAGCACCGTTTGGTGAATCGATTCTACGCGCTATCTATCGTGCACAAAAACAAAAAGAACTGTTGGAAGACGCTATTATCATCTACCGTATTCAGCGGGCTCCCGAACGCCGCGCATTCTATATCGACGTGGGCAAGATGCCTCCTCAACGCGTTAAATCATACCTTGAACAATTTAAGAACGAAATTCGCCAACGCAAGATCCCAACGTCCGGCGGCGGTGTTGATCAAGTTGACTCTGTGTATAACCCACAACAAATGAGCGAAGACTTCTTCTTCGCACAGCGCCCAGATGGCCGCGGCTCTAAAGTGGAAACTCTACCAGGTGGCCAAGGTTTGGGTGAGCTCGCTGACTTGGAATACTTCCAGTGGAAAGTTTTCCGTGGCTTGCGTATTCCACTATCGTACATGCGTGAAGGACAAGACAACTCCGTAACCAACGACGGCAAGACTGGTATCGCATACATCCAAGAACTACGCTTCGCAATGTATATTAAGCGGTTACAGGGCTACGTTGAGCGAGTGCTCGACAAAGAATTCAAGCGATATTTAAAAGCTGCTGGCATCAATATTGATCCAACCATCTTCTACATCAAAATGGTTGAGCCGGAAAACTTTGGTATCTATCGCCAACAGCAATTGGACAACGATCTATTGTCAACATATGGCCAAGCCAATGGCGTCGAACACTTGTCCAAACGCTTCACGATGAAAAAATACTTGCAGTTAACTGATGAAGAAATCATCCTGAATGAACGTCTACGTAAGGAAGAAATGGGCCTTGATCCGGATGGTGGCAAAGAAGATCTCGTAACTCTGTACGGTCCTCCACCAGCTGAAGGTGGTATGGATATGGGTATGGGTGGAATGGGTGGAGGTATGGTCGCTGGCACACTAGGTGGAGATATGGGAATGGGCGGAGACGTGGGAATGGAAGGTGGAATGCCACCAGAAGTAGGTGGAGTTCCAGAAACAGGAGCTGCCCCCGCAGCCCCCGTAACGGGTGGGGTTCCACCGCCAGCATAAATAATATGTGATGTTTTCCGTGTGTCCCATATAAATAACATAGCAAGGTTTACCTTAAACCATCAATAATCTTTGACAGGAGTAATACAATGAATAAGCAAATGAAACAAGATCTCGAAACTGTTATCAACTCAATCGTGAACGAAGATGCAGCTGAAGCAACAGCAGCCTTCCACAGCTACCTACGTGCCAAGACTCAAGCCATCCTGATGAATGAATCAGATGATTGTGATGAAGATGACACAGAGGACGATGACAAAGACGTGAAAAAGGATCTAGACAAAGTTAACAAGGGTGTTAAGAAGGCCATGAAAGATCAAAAGAAGGACATGGATGACGCCGATGACGCCGAAGATGACGAAGATGACGAGGACGACGAGGACGACAAGAAAAAGAAGTAAGTTTGTCTGATCCACTTTAAAAAGCCAGCTCTCGTAGTTGGCTTTTTTTATTGCCTAATAGCAGAAGCCCATAAATACCCAAATACCATCGAGGAGTCAATAATGGAACTATTAGTTGAAGAACTAGCCCCTACCGAATGCAGGGTTATCACAGAATCAAGCGGTGACGGCAAAAATATGTGGTTGAACGGTATTTGTATGCAGAGTTCTATCAAGAACCGCAACGGTCGTAACTACCCAATGAATGAAATTTCACTGGCTGTTGAGAATGCAAAAACCCGCATCAAAGAATGTAACGGTATCTTTGGTGAATTGGATCACCCACAGTCTCTGAACATCAACAGTGATCGTATTTCTCACGTCATTACAGAAATGTGGATGAACGGTAATGATGCTTACGGTAAAGCCAAACTACTGAACACACCAATGGGCCTGATCGCTCAAGAACTGTTGAAGAGTGGTGTTAAGATTGGTGTATCAAGCCGTGGCGCTGGTAACGTATCTGAGAGTGGCGACGTTCAAGGATTCCAATTCATTACATACGATATCGTGGTGACTCCATCGGCACCCAAAGCTTATCCAGGCCTAATGTATGAATCAATCGAGCGCGCCAAGAATGGTGGCAAGATTTTGTCTCTTGCGGAGTCCCTTCAACATGATAAAGCGGCACAGAAGTACTTCAAAGACGAGATTATGAAGTTTTTGGCTACCGGTATGTTCGCCAAAAAATAAGAAAATCTACAAAATACGGGAGGTTTAACCTCCCTGTGTTTGTGCGGTGATACACCGCAGGTCCCATAATTATTCATAAAAATAGCATGCGGCACCATAAATAAATTACGCAAGAAAACCAATTCGTTAAGGAGATACAAATGGATGAACTGCTTAAGAAGCTACTATCAGCCGAAGTGCTGACAGAAGAAACAAAGCAAGAGCTGACCAAGGCATTTGAAACACAGCTGAATGAAGCAATTACTACAGCCCGTGAAGAAGCCAAACTGTCAGTTACAGCTGAACTGAATGAACAGTGGATCAATGAGCGTGAAACGCTGATCGAAGCCCTGGACGCAAAGGTTACTGAGGCTCTGGCTGAAGAACTGAATGAACTACGTGGCGATATTGAAAACTTCCGCGACCTTGAATCAGAGCATGCTGAGAAGTTGGTTGAAGCTAAATCTGAAATGGCTACTGCTGTTAAGAAAGATATTGCACAACTGATTGAAAAGCTGGATACGTTCCTGGAAATTCGCCTGAGCACAGAACTCGAAGAGTTGCGTGAAGATGTGGCCGTAGTTAAGAAGCAGCAATTCGGCAAGACCGTATTTGAAGCTTTTGTTACAGAATTCCAGAAGCACTATACCGCTGATGGTTCCGTTGAAGCCAAACTGACAGAAGCTGAAGAGCGTCTGGAAGATGCAATGGCCGCTCTGGAAGAAGCCGAAAAGAAAACAGCTAAGATGGCACGCTCCATTAAGCTGAAAGAAGTATTGTCACCACTGTCGGGTCGTACCCGCGAAGTGATGGAAGCAATTCTCAAGAATGTGGACACCCCCATGCTTGAAGACGCATACAGCACATATGTTGGTCGTGTGCTAAAAGAGACTGCAACTCTGGTTGCAGATACAGCCTCGGAGAAGGAAAGTTCAGTACTAGCTGAAGGCGAAAAGGTAGCAAAACCAAAGGGTGTGGTTAAATCTGGCAACAATACGGAACAGCTCGACGAAGAAGTCGTGATCGAAGCAGCTGAAACCAAAACTGGTGTTACGGTTCTAGCCGAATCTGAAAAGCAGCGTCTGCGTGCACTCGCAGGCATTGTATAAATTTTACTTTTACGCCTAATAAGCAAGGAGAAACAAAATGGAACTATTTGAAAATTGGTCTGAAGTTAAAGACGCCCTGATGGAAGGTCTTGACACTCAAAAGAAACAAATCGTTGGAACTCTTCTGGAGAACCAAAAGCAACACATTCTGTCAGAATCGGCTGCTGCCGGTGCTGTTGCAGCTCACGACATCGCAGGCTTCCGTAAGATCCTGATCCCGATGATCCGTCGTATTATTCCTGGCACAATTGCTACCGAAATCGTTGGTGTTCAGCCAATGCAAGGTCCTGTTGGCCTGGTTTACACGATGCGTTACAAGTATGGTGAAGGCGTTACTCAGCCAAATACACCATTCGCACCCACCTCCGGCAACATTACAGCTAACGACGAACTGTTTGGTAACAACCCAGCTCTGCGTCAGTTCTATTCTGGTGCTGCTGGTGATACATCCGCTGCTGCTACTGACCAACCTGCTGGCTCGTCTGGCATTGGTTCCGCAACTCTGGACGAAGCAAATATCGACGCTGCTGCAACCGCTACTGGTGGCGCATGGCCTTCAAGCCTGCCTGCTTATAGCACAGCATCTTTCGGTGGCTACGGTCCTGATGCAATCGGCAAAACATACGCTGGTTCGCTGTACGGTGGTTCGGGTTCGATGATCGAAGGCTCTGGTGGTCGTACTGTTAAGCTGGAAGTTGTGTCGCAAGCTGTTGAAGCTGGTACACGTAAGCTGCAAGCTGGCTGGACTGTTGAAGCCATGCAAGATCTGAAGAGCCAACACGGTCTGGATCTGGAAAGCGAATTGTCGCAAGTTGTATCCGCAGAAATCGTTCAAGAAATCGACTCAGAAATTCTGACCGACCTGATCGCTCTTGCTGGTACCGTTGGCGCATTCGACTACAACACCATTGGTGCTGGTCCTACTTACCAACCTGCTTACCTGGGTGATCGTTTTGCTAACCTGGGCATCATCATTAACGCAGTTTGTAATGAAATCGCTCGTAAGACACGTCGTGGTCCTGGCAACTTCGTTGTCGTATCACCAATGATCGTTTCAATTCTGCAATCCGCTGCTAAGTCAGTATTCGCACCTGCAGTTGCCGGCTCCTTCAAGGGCCCAAACAACACAATGCTGGTCGGTACCCTGAACGGCACGATCAAAGTGTACAGCTACCTGTGGAACCAGTCTTCTGGTCTGGGCGCTGCTACTAACGACACCATCCTGGTTGGCTACAAAGGTGGTAACGGTGAAACAGACAGCGGTTACTTCTACTGCCCATACATCCCACTGATGTCAAGCGGTGTTGTTATCAACCCAACTACCTTCCAACCTGTTGTCTCCATGATGACTCGTTACGGTAAAACTGCATTCACGCAGACACAAACGTCGTTGGGTAACTCCGCCGACTACTACGGTAAAATTAGCGTTTCGAACTTCCAGTTCGCCTAATCACCCGCAGTCAGTAGTAAATTTGAAAGCCCCACTTAGGTGGGGCTTTTTTTGTCTACATACTGGGAATTACATAAATAATACGAACAGGTAAAAGGCACACACTAATGAAGCTATATGAGATATCCAACTGGGGCGAAGACTGGGGCAATGATGATGCAGGCATTGATGACCCGGGTGCCGCCCGCCGCATTCAAGGACTAAAAAGTGCAAGTGGTGGAGTATACGTTGAGCCCAAAAAGAAAAGCTCTAAACCACTGAGCCGCAGGAAGCAGAGGGAGCTAAACCAAGCCACACTCAATAAGTATTCAAACAAGGGCAAGCTCGCCGAGTTCGACCAGTTGCAACGCAACCACACTGACATGGAGTTCGACAACTGGCGCGACTCTCTACGCGCCACATTGGGCTATACATACCGTAGCGACCACCACACTGCTCAGCAAAAGAGGCTGACGGTGATGTTCCAACCTCTTATAGACCAGCTAGACAATTACGAATCAGCCATCAAGATAGCACGAGAGGACTACGATTTAGATGGTCTTCGCACTGCCTTACAAGGCAGGCGCGACACCCAAGCGAGCATAACCGACAAGCTGGATACGTACGGCGTTGAATTACACCGCGGTGAGTATTACCGATAGTAGTCAGACGTATAAATATTACCACACCAGTACTCATTATCAAGGCTATGGAAAAATTAACATTTAAACAATATCTCGACAGTAAAGATCAACTGCTCAAAGCAATTGGGAACACGCCTGTTTCAATTGTTGAGTATGAAGTGAAGAAATATTGTTCACTCACGCTTGGGGAGAGTGAAGGTCTAAAGACGGTCGTTGGGCTAAAACCAAAACAACGTGTTATTGTTGAATGGCACTATAACAATGTCGACAATCCTACCCCAGAATTTGTTCGCCTTGTTGGTGTGAAAGATACAGATGAAGATGAAAAGCATGACATCTTCTGGTCTGGGACAAAACTAACAAAGTGGCTATCCCGCCACACAAAGAGAGAGAATTGATATGACCACCACCAACCTAATTAAGTCTGCAAACGCTTTACGTAACAAGCAAGTTCGCACAAACGAAACGATTCAACACAACTTGTCGGTGCTAGCTGAAGGTCAATCTTCAACTAAAGACGTGTTAGCTGAGAATGTAACTCACATCCTTGCCAATATTGCATCTACAGCAGGCGAAGGTGCACCTCTAAAGTTGATGCATCTAAACTCAATTGCTGCATTCATGGCTGGTGTTGAGGTGGTTGCAAACGCTCTTCCGAATACACAAGATCCAGCTCGTGTTGAGAAGACTTTGCGCGTGCTGCAGGCGGCATCTGTTGGTGCAGATGGTTTTGTTACTACAGCTGTTGCACCAATTGCACAACTCGGCGCTCGCAAAACAGATGTTATGGCCAAATATGATCAGATGGTTAAAGATTACATGTTGAGTGTCAGCCGAGGCCAGCCTGACGGGCAGCAATTATCACAGGCAGCAAAACAGCTTCAATCCTCAATTGACCAAGCTATGCGAGCCGCGGCAGGATCCGCTCAACCCGCCACTCCAGCAGCAACGGGCCCCGCAGCATCAGGAACGAATCCTCCATCGTTCTAAAAAGTTGTTGACTTTTATTCCCGTTAGTGTTAAGGTGCAGTCATCTTAACACTAAAAGGGGTAAAAATGAACACCATCCAACATGATGCCGTTCAAGAACGCATCACTGCCATCATGCACTCTCGTGCACCCCTTGAGGTCATCCTTCATCAACTTGAAGACCTCGAACCAATGATTATTGACCATTACAGTCGTGGACTGACAGAAGTTAAACCTGTCAGCATGATGACTGCTGATGACCTTTGTGGCGCCTAACCAACCGGAGACTATCTATATGTCCAACCTTTCCACCGTCCGTTCAAACGCCCGCGTATTCACCCGCCTGCTGGGTCTGGATGTTGACCCTCACCAATTTAAATATTCATCGGGTGAAGACGATGCGTATAACGCACTTGATTGTGCAGCCATCCTGTTGAAGGAAACGGAACGGTTCATTGGTAAACACAAGCATCCGGGCCAACCGTTTGATTTTGTGGGAGACGTAAAGGCAGATATGGCTGAAATGCTGTTGATTGATGCTGATGCGACCAAACAAGCCGTCAAGCGTAAGCGACACCTCCCGTTGTTCTATCTGATTGTTGAACCAGCACTGGAATCGCTTCGCACTCACACTCACCAGGAAGCGGTCAACCAAGCAGACGAGTTATTCGACACAATCAAAGCCACATTGTTCACGGACGACAACTATGGCACATATGACGATGCTATTGTGGCTAACGCCCAGGTGCGACGGATGATTCGTATGTATGATGAGCAAACCAGACTTGCAGCGTCAGCCCGCAAAAAGAAAAGCCGACAAGCTGCCCGTGAACTGGAAGAAGACCTCACGAGTGACGCCACACCCGACGTAGAATAAAATAAGCGCCCTTGTGGCGCTTATTTTCCGTCTAGTGATAAATAAGTCATACTGTAAGGGAATAGTATGAGCTCATTTGACATCAGACAAGATGCACCAGGACTGCTGCGCGCAGAATCGTTAAGTATAACGGTTAAATTTGAACGGACTAGTGAAACTACTGGCCGGGTTAGTTGGAACATTCCAACTCCAGCAGCGGGGTGTACAGCTGAAAACCAAGCATATTGCGGTATGCTTGTCACAATCGACACCACACCAGCATCATCTACCAAGATTCCAACATCGGGGCAGTTGTATTCCGACGACACAAATATCACAGCCAATCTGTTTGCTGGTGACAAGATTAGTACAGCACTGGTAGTCGGCGCATTTTACAATGACCACACCACCACATTCTTTGACGTTACGGGATTATCAGCCAACACTCCATACTATGTGTCGGGGTTCCCTGTAGATTGTCAACTTCGATACTTCGTAGAGGGTGTACACGCATATTCACTCGACTTTAAAAACAAAGGCACGGACGGAACACACGGCACCCAAGTTGTTGTGCTAAACTCTAACGCCAGTGAAATGGGCGTTAATCCAACCGACGCGACTGGTCTAGCTCCAAACGTTGAATATGCTTTTAACCTGCAACTGGGCGTTGACCCCAAGCCACTTCGTCCAATGGATTCAACGGAGTGTGCTCTTGCTGCTCCAATGTATAACATTGTGGTAAATGGTACAAACGCACAAATTTATCAGGACCTCGTTAATACGCTGACACGTCAGTTTGCGATGCTGTCCAATCCCGCACAGGGACCATCTGCTCCGAATACCGGAGCCTACTACTGGAACACAACCACACAAGAGCTATTCGTATGGGACGGTGATTCCCATGTTGAAGTTCCAGTTCTAATTGATAATACGGTTCCTGATGCTGTTACGGTTGGGTCATACTGGTTTAAACCTGCCACAGTAACACCCGCAGCACCGCTGGTGCTGCGGGTGTGGAATGGTGCGATATGGAATGTTGTAACGGTAATCACGTTTGGCACCGATCCAATGGCACCTATTGCTGACCAGACATACTGGAATAATGGCACGACGGTTAGATTATGGAATGGTAATACTTGGTGTGAAATTGTAAATTATTATCAAGCGGTTGACCCATCACTTGCATCCACACCTCCTGCTGGCTCTTACTGGTACGATACGGTTAATGGAATATTGTACAAGTGGAATAGTATGCTGGAGATGTGGGACGTTACTACAGCTATCCAGTACCACCTAGACGTAAACGCTCTCCCCGTTGGCACATATTGGTTCGATGAAAGTGTAAACATCCTGAAACAGTATATGGGCGCTCCTCTAGCTTGGGTGACGCAGTCAAATGCATTGATTGCAGAACTGCCTCCTACCGTGCCGGTTCCAGGCTTGGTGTGGTACAATCCAATTACACAAGAACTCAGCATACGCGACTCGAATAACACAACCTGGATTCCTCTTGACGTTGTAGTATTTCCAACCGATCCTACATTACGTACAGAGTGTGAATTGTGGTGGAATACAGATACAGACCTGTTGTATGTTTGGGACTCCATCACAAGTGTGTGGGTGCAAGTATCACACCTATATCAACAGGCGATCGATCCATCTCTGCCTCCAACAATGACACAAGGCTCCGTCTGGGTTGACACCACTGGTCAAACGTGGGTATGGGATACTAATTGTTTCAAACTGATTAACACAGTTATCACATGGCCAACCGATCCGACCCTGGGATTCACTAATGGGGTTGTCTGGTACAATAATACTATCTGGAAAGTAATGACATTGGGATCGTGGGTCGCCATTGACCCTGTTATATCACCAAGCGATCCAACCGCCCTTCCTGCAAACACGTTCTGGTACAACACAACCAATATGGGATTGCAGATGTGGAATGGCGTCTCGTGGGTAGCAGTAACGTATTCTACAGTTCCACTGACACCAGCGTTGGGGACCTTGTGGTTTGACACCACCACGTTCACTCTTAAAGAGTGGACTACTCTTGGTTGGACACTTGCATCACCAATTGTAACAGTTGAATTAGATTGCAACGGCAATCTGCTGTTTACGGATATGACGGTTGGTAGTATGTCTATGATTCGCATAACAGACGATACCTTGTTTAAGTCATTGTCTGTTCAGTATGCTATTCACGACACATATCCAGGTTCGGATGGTGCATCGGATACACCATCATATGTTGAGATGGGTATTGGTACAGACGGGAACGAAGCGTTTAGAGCAGCGATGGCAAATGACATTCGTATGGACCTTGGTTATCCAGTTGTT